AGGACATTTGTTGTATTACTAGCAATCCTTATACATTCGTCTGATGATCCGTTGCCTGTAAGCTTTATTTCTATATTTTCAACACGAGTATAGTTAACGTCTACTACAACTAAAGCAGAAGGAGGGTCGCCCTCTATTCTTGCGTGTGATGTGCCTGCAACACCCGAATGTTCATTGCCTGATGTGGCAGTCAACCAAACATAGTTAGAAGCTGTTGGAACACCAGTAACACCAGATATAGTGACTGCGCCATAGGCAGCGGTGTCTTTTAGTTCGCCTTTCCAGAATCCTGTACTTACATCACTGGCATTTTCCCAGCCTTGAATCGTGGTATAAGTTTCACCTGTACCAATTTGGAATGTTTGGTCAGCCATTACGTGATTACTTCTTCTGTACGTCTATGGCGAAAATAAGGGCGTATTTCTTCCAATGTTACCTCAAGATAGCCGATGTTATTTAGTGCGCTTTTCCATGCAGCGGGCATTTCTGCAAAACGAACACGCCAACGCTTGCGGGCTAATTGGACAACCCTATCCGCTTCGTCAGGTGCGGTAAATTCAGGCTCTGCAATATTGGCTGGCCTTGTGTCTGCACCCATTAGTGCATTAGCTCTTGCCACTGACATGCCGATAATTTTTATTAATACAGTGTCATCCGGCCAATTATCTGTATTACCATATAAAGCCAAATGAGCGCGTTTATCTTCACCAGAACCCCAGACGTGGTTATTTCTTCTGGCCACAATAGGGTCGCCTCTGCGATGATATTGAGAGCCTTCTCCTTTATGGGTAAACCTGAATAATACAGCAGCCATCTCTATTCCTTAGGCGATAGTGAACAGACCAGAGGCGTTCCAAGTGACCGTTAAATCACCTGCAGTCATATCTACTGGGCCACCTAGATCAATAAAACACAGGGCATCTTTACCTGCATCTGTAAAGTTATAGACTAGTGCCCAGTAAGCATCTACATCATTAGACGCATCCTGTGCCCATGTTGGATTAGTTCCACTATCAAAGGTCATTGTGCCTGCAGCCTCTGATACGAGAGTAGACAAGGCCCCTAGGGATGTCCCGTTAGCTACATAAGTACCTGCAGCACCTACCTCTGTAAAGTCCCCGAATACTGGAGTAGCTGTCCCCGCTGCTGGTGTTGTTGTGTTGTCACAGATTGCACAATAAAAGACATCAGTACTTGCCCAGTCTCCTGCAATCATCTTAGCTTTCGCTTCGTCAAATACTACTAAATCGCCTTGCATTGTCTTTCCTCTTACGCTGTTTCTATGGTTATGTTATTAGAGCTGGCGTTACCAGACTCGTCATTAATCACTATTAAATGTGTTGAGGGTATATTAGCAGGTATTGTGATAGTCACAGCCCCTGCATAATTCACCCCGTATATGTTATGTCCTACTAATAAATCTCGAGCTAGCACAGTGTATGTTGCTGCTGTAACCTGTGTGTACTTAACAGGGGCTTCAAGTGTTCCGCCACCTACAAAGCCTATACCTTGTGAGCCTTGGACGTTAACCAGCTTACCCCATGTACCATCAGGGTTCTTAAACTGGAGGCTCTCGCCTTTCCATCTATGCTCAGGTACTACACCATCAGCACCGGCTGTGCCCGGTAAGCCCCCCGGGCCGGGCAAGCCTTGCTCACCTTTTGCCCCCGGGATACCTTGTAGTCCTCTTTCCCCACGATCTCCTTTCTCACCTCTATCTCCCTTATCTCCTTTAGGGCCAACTATTCCTTGTGGGCCATTCAGCCCTTGCTTACCTTCTACACCTTCCTCACCCTTCCTGCCCTTAAGAACAGAAAGGGGGACGCTAGAAAGCTTCCTAACCGTAGCATCTTTTAATGCCTTAGCCATTAAGCAATCTCTTCCAGCAACCCATCTTTATTGATGGATACGATAGTACCGTTAATTTCATATACACCGGGCTCTAGTTTAGAAGTAGTGTCAGCCTTAGGCTCACTAGTAATAGTTTGTTTCTCTTTGCCTAATGCTTTATCTAATGTCCGCTCTATGCCATCAATAACTCCTGAACGCTTAGAAGGAACTATGCGACTCTCTCCCTCTCCTTGTGGAGATAGATCTTTCCTAGGCACCTCAGTAGGCTCTGGTGTAGCTTGTAAAGCTTCAAAGATCTTCTCACCGAACTGCTCATACCGTGTACTGTTCTGGATGTGCGCTAAGGCTCTGCCTGAAGCATTCAAAGTGTCTAAAGAGTTATTGATATTAGCAACCATCTTAATGGTGTTAGCATCACTAGTAGTGGCTGTCATAAAGACGCCACCATCCTCACGCAAGCCTAGCTCCATAGTCTTAGGATCGTAAGCTTTCTGCACAGCCCCTACAATAGACGAGATACCGTTCTTAACAGTTGAGGTAGCGTTAGCTACAACAGAAGCTGGCGCATACTTATGTAAGTACTCTTTAGATTCAGGTTTGGATAACCAATCGTTGACCAACTTAGTGTACATACCTCTGGAATCGGGTGATGTGTTGATGCCAGTTAGCATAGTCTCTATTGACTTGTTAATAGGCTCAATGTCCTTTTTAGCAGCTCCTTGTTCCACTGCTTGACTAGTCCACTCATTCATTACAGTAGGCATGTTTACATTTTCAGTGTAGGAGCCGTCCACACTACCTGCTACTGCGTCCATAGCATCACTAATAAAGTCTACACCTATTGATGATTTCAAGACTAATGCTGTGATAGTCTCGCCAGTTATCTGAGACATAGCAGCGACAGTAGCAATAGACTTGTGCTGTAGTAACTTGTTCTTAGATGTCTCAGTAAGAATGTTGTTTCTATTCTTAGCTTCGTCAGCTGTAATCTGACCATTGTTGGTAGCGATAGCAGTCTTAAGCATGCGGTCACCTGAGGCTATATAGCTCTCAATGACGTTGCTACCTTTACCTGCTGGGTACTCATTAGCATACTCAGCTTTAAATAACCCGTAAGCTTCGTTGAGTAGCACTTCCTTCTCAGCGGCATTCTTATCAGACATGCGGCCAATGTCCCGAATAGTGCTAGATAAGTTATTCAACCTAGCAACACCAGTATCCTGATACTCAGGGCTGGCTAATTGCACTTCAGATATAGTAGCTTGTACAGCCTTCTTTCTTTCCCAGTCCATTCTACGTTCTTCTAGGGACAGTTTCTCTTGTACTTGTGGATACCATTGCTCAAAGTTCCCTACTGGATCAACACCATACTTAAAGGCTTGTGTTCTAGCTTGTTTAATAAATGCGTCTTGTTGCTTAGTTGCTGCAGTGCGTGACTTCTCAATAATATCAATTGTTGCTGAGTAATCCCCTAGCACTGAATCACGCATACTACGGAACTCAGCTGCTAATGCAGGAGCCCGGTTAATGTATTGGCGTGTAAGAGTCTCTACACGGGCCTTTAAGCCCAGTTCTGAGGTAGCCCCTTGGGCTAGGAAGTCTGACAGTTTTGCATACTCCTTATCTGCTTGAGATAAAGTGATGCTAGCGCCTTCTTCAAACTCGGCTAAAGCTTCTTGGGCAGTAAGATCTTCACCTTCCATCTCTGCTGAAACATCTGTTTGATCTTGTAGGAACTCTTGCTCGTAACCCTTAATCTCATTGGTCAGACCTTCTCGTAACTTATCAGACTGAGATTCTTTATGTAGGTCTAAAGCAAGAGAGCCTGCTGTCTTTATAGCCCCGGATAAGTCAGGTACGGCAGAAGGCGTTGCTGGCCCTACTGCTGTTGGTGTGGTGAGTACTGGGGCATCTATGACACCTTGCGTAAAATTAGCCATTATTCAGCTCCCGTAAATATCTGTTCGCCTAGGCCATGGTCTAGTAAGGCTCGTAGTTTCTCTTTCTGTTCTTCGTTGATAGACACTGTACCATTAATAGCCGCTAAAATCTCTGACCTGATTTCTGGCCCTGCAGTAGCGTACTGTATCATGCTAGTTATCACACTGTCTCCAATGTCTTGTAAGCTGCGTCTATCTAACTTGATAAACTCTTCTCGATAAATCTCTTGTTCTGAAGGATTAAGTCCAGCAATCAAAGCTTGGTGGGCTTTTAACTGTGGTAAGTACTCGTTTCTGTTCTCATACTTCAGATTAATCCTGCGGATAGATTCATGCGCTAACTTAGCAGAGTTCTGTATAGCTTTCTTATCATCTCTAAAACGACCTAATAGCTTATACACCTCGTCTTCAGAATAAGTGCTGAAGCCAAATAGTTTAGCTAATGCTGTAGAAGCTGTGGCCCGTAAGTTAGCACTGCCTTTTCCAGATACAATCTGCCCCATCTTAATGGCATACCGATACTTTAAGTAATCATCCGCACCTGACGCAATAGAAGACACAGACATTAAAGAATCAGTTATTTTATCAGTAGTGCTTAAGTCTGGCGCATTGTATAGATGCTGTATGTCAGTAAGAACCCTGCCAAATCGCCCCTCTTTGAAATGTAGAAGGTTATAAGAAGGGCCTAATGCTACTTTAAAGACTTCGCCTTTAGCCAAGTTGCTAAACACGTCAAAGAATGGGATGCCCATCTGTTCTGCGAAAGGGGCAAATGATTTACTGAACTGTATCTCAGGCTGTTTCTCCTCACCCATAACCGTTTGGATCATTGTGTTCATGCCTAAGTCCACTAATCCGCCCTTAAGGGCAAGAAGCGTCTTAGGATCAATCTCGAACCCAGCCTCTTCCTGTAGCTTTTCGAAAGCAGCATTGAGGCCTATGGCATAACCACCAAATAATGTCATGTTAGCAGATAATACTTTGGCCTTATCGGCTCCTGAAAGTACTTTACTGCCTCCCCATGACGAGGGAAGAACCGATAGCATTGCTTTATGAGGCACCGCTATGAACTGTAGTGGCAACGAAAGTATGCCTTTTTGATATTTGAATGTCCCCGGTAAGGTCATTGCATAGCTTAATTCTCTTGCTGTAGCGGCAATCTGATCAGCATACTGCTTCTCCATCCACTTGCCTGCTAGCTTAGGGTTCTGATCCATCCAACGCTTACGCGCCATTAACCATGAGCCTGTCAAGTTAATAAACTCTCCTGCATCAAAGCCCACCATTCTTGATACTTCTAGCCCTTTCTTAACAGGGCCTGTGACGGAATCATAAACTCTGCCTACCTTGGAACCAATGTGATCTTTATGAATATCTTTAACCAAACCTTCTACAAAGGCGTGAGAATCCACACTGAAAGGTAGTCCAGATTTAGTAACATAGGTATCCACTAGAACTTTAAATTCATCCTCGGGCATACCTGCCATCTTAGCTCCGTAACTAAGGCCCCAAGCCTCTCTTCCAGCCTGCTTAGATTTGTAAGTGGCGCGTGCAATAGATAACCCTGCTAATTCCCTTGAGAAGCTGGTAGCTAAGTATTTAGGGTCAAGGAAGCTGAACTGCATTAACTGCCCTGCCTGTATGGGCAACTGTCTTAACGGGCGTAATGAGATGTAAGCAATAGAACTCAACTGCCTAGCTGTCCTAATAGGATTAAAATCTAATCCCTTCTCTCTAATCAATCTAGTGAAAGGTGCTGCGTAAGGTTCCAATGTCTCAGACAAATTAAACACCATGCTCTTCCAAGCCTGTGATGTCTTAGTGGGTATACGTTCCATGTTCTGTACTAAATCAAAGATGGCTTTAGCATCTGTGAGCTCTTCTGCAGTAACCCGGGCACGACTAACTTGGCTCCACTCGGTAGGGAAAGATTGTAAATCAAGTTTACTTCCCCAAGTATTCATCCAACGATTCTTCGTAGAAGTTAATACATCCTCCATAGCGTACCGGTTAGATACAGTACGGGCTGTTCTGAACAAAGATTCTACTGGGTCTTCAATACGAGCTTGGCCACCATCTACAGCGCCATGTAATCTCTCACCCCGATGTTTGGTAGTGCGTAACCCAGAACTGTACACATCGTAGTCTGTAACCATCTGCTTACCAAAATCCATCTCTTTAGCTGATCTAATAGCATAAGTACTGCCACCTTCTAACACATCTGCGTTAGCTCTAGCAGCCGCTTCTAAAGCAGCTTTACGAGTACTGAAGCCAGCAACAGTTTCACCATGCCTAGCCAGTACATTCTTATCTGTAATAGCTACGCCATCTAGTGTCATCTTAGTAGGCACCAAATCAACGAAGTAAGATTCTTTATAGGTACGCTGATAATAGCCTTCTATGTAGGGCAGTACATGATCTGGAACAGCCTTAGCTGTGGTATCAATGCCGTCCACAATAGCGTAGGTGGTCTTGTCAGTCCCGATCTTAGCGGCCTTATCTAGCTTATAAATATCCCCACCCTCTTTCTCTAAACGAGTGATGAGTCTTGCATCTACTGGGACAATAGCTCCCGTAGTGGGATCAATAGCTGTTTTAATACTGCCCCAAGTTTCTGGCTCAACTGCCTTACCGTAGAATGAGGAGTCTCCACCAATACGCTGTATGTGCTGGTTACCTGAATTAACGATGCGGCTACGTTCTATCTCATTAGTCATTCGCCAAAGAACATCATTCACCTTGCGGTATTTATAATAAGCACTAACCTCTTTCTCATTAAGGCCTTTCAACTTCAGGTCTGTAGGCGACCAAATCTTAGCCTCTTGGGCGCCTTCTTCTAAAACCTTGAAGAGCTTGATTCGACTCTTGTTGCCTAGCTTTCCTAAGTCAGTCCTAACGATGTCAATCAAATGCTTCTCGTAATTAGACCCCTTATCTGCAGCACTTAGGAAGGCTTGTGATATATTTCTATCAAATCGGGCTACAATGTCCTGTAAGTACCCAGTCTTGAAAATGCCAAACAAGCCTTTAGACACAGAATCAGAGCCGTACACAGTGGCGTCTGTAGCGTCGTAAGCTTTGTTAAATTTATAGCCTAAGAAATAACTGCCCCGCTTACCGCCAGCCTCTTCTAAAGTAGTGGCTACCAGTTCCTTGGTCTTGGGATTCTTCTTGTATAGGACGACATCTCCCAGTTTAAGTATGTCTTCTGGGAAGGCCTCCTTAGCCATATCAAGCGCATCTTCTGCGTAACCAAATCCCGTCTTCTTCTTGCCGTAGATAACCTCACCTGCATAGCGTTCCCCATCATCAACAAAGTCTCTGGTTGCTTTGACAGACAAGGTAGTGACATCTGTCAGTGCGTCGTCTATTTTGTTCTTAAGGGCAGTTTTCTCTTGCTCATAATAGTTAATACCATGAGTGTCGGAATCTTTCAGGACTTGATTAATGACCTGATCCATCTGCTCTAATTCATCAACTACATTAGTTGGTAGGTCTGTAAAGGTTTCCCCAGCTGCCTTAGGCATAACATAGTCTTGAATGATCTCGTCTTTAGTAGTACCTAGAACTTTAGCAGCCTCGCCTGAAGGCTCTGCTACAGCGTCTGCTGCCATTTTACCGGCTACTTCTGCATCTGCTGTGGCGGTCTTAGCTAATGGTGATGCTGTGTGCACCATGCCTTTCACTGTTCGCACTAGTGGCTTAACAGCCCCGGCTACGAACATTGTATCTAGTACACCCACGAAGTCGTCAATGGCTCTAAACGCTATGTGTGGATCATCGGCATCTAATAGATCTACCATTGGATATAGCTTAACGAAATCAGATACAACATAGGGCAAGTCTTCGATTGCCTTAATGGCTCTGCGTGCTGCAGCCACCCGTTGGGGTGCTGGCATCTTAGCCATGGCATCACGGAAATCTACTTTAGCTTCGCCTGCAAATATTAAATGGTATATAGATTCGCCTAGAGACTGCTCACCTATTGCGGCCTCCCGGGCTTGGTTAATAATGTAGCCTTCAATGAAGGGAACCATTACTTGTAGGAACCCACCAAAAGCAACTACAGAGCTCTTATTGAACTGAGCTATAGAAGCATTCATATCTTTCTCAATCACTTTCTGAGCATCAGTGTACTCATCCAGAAACTCTAAATCTAAATTGTGATTGATCTCTTGTGTCTTAGTAGCTGGCTGTCTTTTATTAGCAACAGACCGCACATACTCGTCAGCTAAGTTGACATCTTCACCACGTTGTAACAGGTATTGCGATAGCAGAAAGTCGGCTTCATCAACTGTTGTTTCTGGCTTGGATAACTCTAGGTTTAATTTATCCCTACGGGCAGCGTCTGTATCTGTAGCAAGTAGTTTTTCTATATCGTTAACTTCTTGGCTAGTGCCGGTAGTTTGTAGCTCCTGCTTCATCTGAGCATACTTAGCAGCCACCCCTTTAGGAGAATCGTAACCACCCATAGCAGAACCAAAGAAGGCTCTATTAGAAGCCTCTTTTTCTGGAAGACCTTTACGAATTTCCCCTTCAGGATTTTCAGGAATGTAAGTCCATGCCGCCAATTCTTCCTCAACAGACTCATTCTCATTCGGTGCTGTTATATCCCATTCCATTATGTATTCCTAAAAGCAATGGCTGTCTGCGCCCCAGCTCCAAATATATTGGCGTAGGCACCTGCAGTAGCAGCTCTGGTTTGCGCTCTGTTAGCTGCATTACCTAAGGCTTGCGTCTGATCTAAGAAGCTGACATTGGATGCTGTAGTCTGAGCAATGCCTGCTAACTGTCCAGATAGCCCTGAGGTTTGTCCTGTACCACTTGATATAGCAGATTGCTCTGCTTGTGCTCTGGCAACCCGCTGTTGTCTTAATAATTGAGCACGCTCACGTCTCGCTTTGATAGAAGCAATGCGTCTCTGTAATCTTGCAGCTCTGCGCTGCTCTTGTGTAGATTCTACTGTAGCGGCTACAGATAAGCCGGTTAACACTGACGCTGTAATTAATGCTGGCATATTATGTCTCCACTATCAGCTGAGAAATTAACTGCGCCCCACCCAAACTTGGGTACAAGGAATTAGTTTCTATTTTCATGCGTTGTAAGTTCTCTGCTCGTAGTTTATCCATAGGCGTGCCTATACAAGTTTGCCAAATCAATTCTAGGTTGTCGTCTATCTCATCAAAGTTTATGTGTATCCCATCAACCTTATCTAGCTTTCTCTGACACTTCTCAAGTATAGGCCTAAACTCATAACTGCCTATAGTGTGTAACAAAGACTCATTCACAACATTCAAATCTCTATGAATGACTACTTTAGGGCAAGTAAACTCTTTCTCTATTAGCATACTCGCTGTCTCAGCTGTCCCCACTTTGGCATAGGGAAGCTCAAATTTGTTCCTATATTCATCCAGAGACGACACATCTCCTAGCAGCTCATGGTAGCAAAAACACTCTCTACCGTTAGTGAGGAAGTTAGATAGCCACTGTGTTCTACTTCTAGGGAGGCCCATGACCATGAAATCCATACTACACCCTTGTTGTTCCTGTGTAGGAGATTGCCCATCCTAGCACGTACATATCTTTACCGGCTTCAGAGGAAAGCTTAAATGACAATGCTTTGCCTTTACCTCGAATCTTATTCTTAGTCGTAATAACTTCTTGTCCATAATCAAACGCAGTGCCTATAGCACCGGGGATGAAAGGACGCACAAATCTATAGGCTTGGAAAGTGTTTCCCCAACGGCCTGCAGAACTATCCGACCATTCCCAACGTGTTTGTAAATTACAAGAACTCGGGAAATCAAACTCTGAATTGCCACTTCCATCGTCTACCCAATTGTTTTCTGTTCTACCAAAGTGCATAGTCAAGTAACGACCTTGCTTGTCTCGTGCTGAATCCCCTAGTAGCTCATGCCCAGTAACGATATAACTTTCATAACTAATTCCATCCTCTGTTTCGCCAGCATTCTCCCAATCTAGGAAGCTCGTCTTAGTAAACTCACCTAAAGTGTATTGGTAATCAGTAGTGCCAGAATTAGGTTTAATCACTAGGTACTTCCTATCAGTTACTGCGGCTGTCCTAGCAGTGTCTGGAACAGTTACTGGGTTAGCGCCAGCACCCTCTGTAACAGCCACACCAGCTACCGTCACAGGGTCTAAAAACTCAGTGAGTGTATAATTAGCCAATGGCATATAGCCAGCTAAATATGGAGACTCCGTATCGTTAGCTCTGTCATTAATAGTGGACGTATAGAAGGCGCCTAGAACAGTGTCGAATATCAGTTCTCTATTGAACATCTGACGATTGGTGATGCCATCATAAGCACTTGTGTCATTGTATAGCCAAGCCACTTTCTTAGTAGCTTCATCGTAATCACCAACAGCATGCTCTCTGCCCGGGCTAGAAATCTCAGAATAAAAAGTTTGTATTGTCGTCTCAGTTAAGTTCTGAGCTACCAATCGGCCTGTTTGATCATTAGGAGTTAGCACATATATACCACCAGAAGACCAATAAAACCCAACCCCTTCGGCTGAAACAATGCTTCGCGCACTAGTGGCACCGACGCTGCTAACCTTAGTGATTTCATAATTAGTAGCTTTGAATCCTTCGGCACCAGATACTTGCCACACACCGTTCTCAGCAACTACTACTAAGCTGTTACCTATAGGAAGTAACTTTAATATGTTGCCTGATTCTGGTATGACAATTGTTCCGCCATCCGTATCAACGATGTCAGCAATAATCTCTGCAGTAGGGTCAGCCTCTTGGTAGCACTTGCCTGCATCGTCATTTTTAGATAAGTTGGCTTGGCTAAATAAAACAACCCCAGTAGAAGTTGGGGCGTAGTATCGTAGTGTTGGATCAAATGTGTCTGGGACACTTGACTGCAATCCAGCATAAAAAATACGCCCTGCATAAGCGGCTACAGTAGCAAACCTACCTTCCTCAGTCTCGCCACCTATACTGCCATACGCAGTGCCATATAGCTCATTAATCCATGCAGTCCTGTCTGCATCACGATCAAAGAAAGACATGATGTTTCTGCCCTTAGGGGCGAATGTCGTACCAAAATCTTGCTTTCTTAATAGCGATGGTGAGAATACATCACTGGAGTTCTTGCCGTATGTCCAAATCATGGTGTCATTAGGGTAATACCCAGAATACCCGGAGGCACAAGTTCCCGGGTAAGCTGCATAGTAAGTAATGATGTGGGCTTTCGTCCAGCCTTGATTATGCAGATTGTATATGTGATTTAAGCCAGTATTACTATTAGGATCAATGCAGATAGTTAAGCTATCTACTTCCTGCTCAGAGTCTGTTCCCCAAATATCTCGCACTTCTAACTCTATCAGAGTGCTAGTGAAAACATCAGATGTTGAGTTGTACTTAATGCGATATGGTTGCATGTCAGTGCAAGTAATGACGACTTCACCATTAATGGTTGCATAGTCTAATACAGTATTGCCCGAGGTCTCTGGAATAGTCATGTAGACAGGAGAACTGCCTTGGTTCAACTGACTAGCTGCTGCTGATGGAGAACTTTTAGTTAGATCAATAAACCATAAGAACTGCCCAGTCTGGATAATTCCTATAGTTAATGATGGATCGCCATCTACATTGTCCCACTTGTAAGTGGATAGTGAGGCATTGGGGACTGTGCTGGCATTTAAACCGAAAGACTGCTTAAAGGCAGACTGTTCATAAGTCATGCCTTTACGTCTACGCCTTGAGCCGTCTCGATTAAGGATGAAATTATCTTCATCTACTGAAGCATTTTCTGGAAACGTGAGGGGGCTTGCCTCAGTAATTAGCCCCTGTACGAATGTTAAATACTCTTTATGCTGTTCAGCTTGCGGCATTCTTCTTTGTTCCAGCTTTAGCCATAGTCTTCAATCTAGGCATGCCTAAGTACTTATTGATTTCTCTAGCAGCGGTAGATTCTGACGTGAATAAGCCAGACAACATAGTAGGGATGCAACCACCACTACCAAAATTGATTTCGTACATATTAGTACCGGCTTTCTTCACGATATTAATAACTTTACCTTTAGGTGTTTCAAATTGTGCTGGCATCATTTGCGTCCGTAGTTGTTGGTTTTAATTCCCCCCGCAGCTCTGCGAGAGTTTCTTGAGATGTACACAGATTGTCTGCGTACTCGTTGTTCTTCTTTAGGATTGGGGAATTGCTTGAGGGCATTGAATGCCACTGACTTACATTCAGCGAGAAACAAAGAGAAAAACTTAGAGGGTAAATCAGGAACATGTGTATCCACCTTACTGAATGTAGGTTCTAAATTAGCTTCTACTAGTGTCTTACTTTGTTGCATAAATGTGTCTACAGCTGAATCGTAGGAATCAAATACGATGTATTCGTCATCCACTGTTGTCCAATACGTAGGAGCCACGTCATTCTTAATAAGAATATCTGCTCCTCCCGGGACAGTAATAGTCTCTATATTGCTAGCTGAAGAATCTCTGGTCATCACGTAATTAATAAATGACTCAGGCTCTTGATAAATAATTGTGTCGTAATCTTTCTTAGTAGCACCTGTCTTCTGACGGTCGTACTTAATCCACAATAGTTCTTGTACTGCATCTGGGATCTGCATGTGGGTAGGACGTGCTGAAGTAGCAGCGTTAAGCTGAATGAGTTGGCGTAAATGCGGCCAGTCTCTATTACTCATCAACTCGAAGTAAGTAGTCTCAACAATATTAGCTACCTGTAAAGATTCTTCCGTATCCGTAATGCTGTTAACAGCATCACTATCCATATCGGACATAATATCTTGCACTATTTGTAGGACAGTTGCTTGTGCCATATTAAGAGGCCTTAGTTAAATGTGCATTAAAAATGCAGTTTTCTACAGTAACTGTGTCCCCAGCAACACCACCCTCACCCGTCAAGAACGTTATACCAAGTTGGATATAATTGGCTGCCGCCAACCCATGCAGATGCGCGTGAATAGCGATTGCTCCCACATCAGAGCCTGTGCCTATTTTGCGTCGTATCCTACCACCAGTGGCAACCCCGTCTACAAGGAAACTAAAACAAACAACAGCTGTGCTTCTTGAGGAGATTATGCTAATGGAGGCGTCTGCATCGTAATCCCCAGCAGTAGCCACATTTAGTCTTCCAGTAGCTACTGTTGTAGTCATGCCTTCCGCATCCTCCTCATTGAAAGTTCCTGCAGCTGGGTAGTAGGTGTCCAGAACCGTGATGGTTGTCGCGGAGGTGTTATTGGCAGTCTTGCCTAAAGTGATACTAGCACTCTGGGAAGATGCTGAGGGCAAAGACCAAGAACCACTACCGGCCCCGTCTGCGTGATACGTGGTGCCAGCAGCTGCACCAGCCACTCCTTTAGGTTCATGCAATTCTGCATCTGGTATCGCTTTATGATCTGTCATATTATTGCCCTTAAGGTCAAAAATCAGGAGGCCTTTCGGCCCCCATCATTTTAGATAACGTACTCTAAGATGAACTCACATTCACCAGCAGTAAACGTACCAGTAGCCGCAACTACTAGGTAACCATCTACAGCAAGACGTTGGCCACATAACACACCTGAGTTAGTACCAGCGTGTTCAGCAGCGGTTAAGCTACCAACAACAGAGGCATCGATACTAGCAAGAACAAGTGCATCGAACAGACCATCTGCATCAATTGCAGTGGAGCCGTCAGACTGTTCCAGACCAATATCGTAACTCGTACCACCAGCAAAGGCAGTAGTAGTGTTAAAGAATGCATTAGTTACCATTGCTCCAGCAGGAACAAAGGCAGTTAGTGCATCTGAAGCACCTCCGGGTAAATCGCTATAAGACCACTTATAAACGATTTGTTGAGTGCGAGATCCAGTGGTAACTTTGCCACCACGTTTCTCATCAGTGTCTCGTGCACCGTATTGAACTAATACGCCACGAGTGCTTGCAGTTTCTAAACTCATGTCACGCCTCCTTAGTATGCGCTAGGGCTAGTTACGATTGTGCCAAGCGTATCAGTACGCTGTGCACCAAAACCGAAACGAGCTGTGTTTTGGAAACGATCTTCACGTTCTTCTGAAGCTCTCCAACCTTCTACCATTGGCATACGACGCCATGCACGCATCATAGGACGACTATTGTCATCTGCTACGCTCATAAACGTATTAACCACATCACCAACTTGAGCAGTTTCAGAAGTCAGGCCATAGCTTGACGCATCAATAGCTTCTGTAGCAGCGAGTGTAGGTAGACGATTAGATGTATACACATCAAAACCGTAAACGTTCTTAACGAACTGATGGTCTCTTGCGAAACCTTCATTAACAATACCCTCAAAGTGTGGGTTATTGCTGACGTTCACTAAGTTAGTCAGACTGTTAAGTGTCGCTTCAACAATCGGATCAACGATTGCAATACGACCACCTGCAGCAACATTAGCTTTATCAAAAGATAGCTTCATAGCAATGAAGTCATCTACAGTGATAACTCGAGTGTTAGATGCAGCAGAGCCTACCCAGCGATGCGGGCGACCATTAACCAAGTTAAGGTTAGCACCTGTCTGTGCAGCATTACATGCAATTAAGAACTTAGTTTCTACGTTCTCTTGAATTGCACGAGTTGCTTCTGTAGCACGCATACCAGAAAGAACTTCAATCTGGTTACCATCTTCACGAAGCTTGTCTGAAACAGCCCACGCATCACCAACATAATCAGTGATAGTCAGCGTCACAGTACCTGTGTCGATAGCGTTGTAAGTTAATGGCACGCCTTCTTCAACATCTTGCAGTGTGCTAGAACCTACAGTTTTGATGTTTAAAGTTGTACCGTGTCCGAAATCTGAGACATCACGCGAGAACCCATCAGGCAGCATGCCATCTTCTAAGTTCTGAATGATAAATTCAGAGTATTGCTGCGCTTCAATAAACGCAGTGGTGTTACTAGTATCATGAGCCATGTGTTAACTCCTTTGGACTTTAGTCCCGGCAGCTCTCCAAGCATTCGTTGTATCTGCAGTCGTTGCATTTTTCGGCAATCGGGCAGATACGTCCTGCTCAGTATTATGACTAAAAGATTCAGTATTGACTGAACTAGTCGTTTTAGTAGGCGGAGTTTGGACTGGCTTGCTACTAAGGAGATTTAATACTGCTTGCGGAGAAGTAGAAGCTAGATTATTCAAAGCTTCTACAGTCAAGCCATTATTACTGGCTATCTCTAAGTAGGCATCTCGTGCCTTCTCTCCATAAATCTCAGTCAGCTTTTGCGTGACAGTCGTCTGATTCGCCTGTTGAGTTGCTGCTATATCCTTAGCATCTAGTACTTGCGCTATGCGAGTCTCTAGGTCATTGGAGTTCACTTCGGCAGAGATAGGGGTGGTCTCTGTTTTTGGTGTACTGTCGATCTTATCAAGTACAGAATCTAATGTTGTGGCTGCAGCTAACTTAGTTCTATATTCCTCATGCTCAGTCTCTAATTTCTCAATATGAGTTTGTGCGTGTGGGATAGAGTTAAGTGCATCCTCTATAGTTTTGTACTTGCGTCCTTCACCTATCAGTTCAGCTACCGAGTCAGGTACTTGAATTGCAGTAGATGGATCAGGGGGTACTACAGGCTCTGTGGTAGCAGGTTCTGTAGTAGTTGTGTTGTTAAAGATTGTAGTGTCTTGGTCTGACATTATTCCACCTTAAATATGTTGGATAAATTAGTTAGTTCCCTACTGGCACCTAGCTTGTCGGCTATGTATTCGCTCCATGCGGGTTTTTCGTAAGTTTCCTCACTATGGATTTTCTTAGCCAAAGCGAGTAAATTCTCTTCAATAATTGTGTTAACAACCTCAAAGATTAAAGCATTAGCTCTAATCTCTTCAGGCTTGAGGTGTTTTGTGAGGCGTTTGCTTAAGACCTTCTTACTCATTGCCCTTGCACCTCATCAGGCAGCTCTTCATCAGAACCGTCTGTAGCTGTCATAGCTTCCATCTCAACCTGATCACTCAAAGAGTTAACCAGTTGCTGTGTCTCAGCCTGCTCTTCAATTCCAATGTTATCTCGAACAAGATCAAAACGTTCCCAGCCCATAGCTTCTTCTACAAGTTTAGCTAAAGCTTTTGCACTTACATGTGGGGTAATCATTTGGCCAATAGAGCTGTTGAATGTGCCTGTTAGATTCTGAACTAGTTGGGCTCTTGCTGAGAAGTGTCGTGCTCCAACAGGGCGTAGTTTGCCAGAGGCTGTTATGTCAGCCTTGGTGATGGTGATGAAGTCTTGGACACCTAAATCATCGTCCATTACACGTACCACGTCAGAACCCTCGATATGTCTTACGGCAGATTCTAACATGATATTCAAGATAGGCTCAATAAATTCAATTTCAAACTGCTCAATCTTAGCTTGAAAGATGCGTCCCGCAGCATTTTGTAAGCTCTGTACTTCGAAAGCAGTCTTCTCTCCCGGGCTACGGACACCCATTGCTTCTCTAGGGGCACCAGCCATTTCTTCCATCTGTTGTTGTAACAAGATGATCTCATTATTAACTTGAAAGGCTGCTGGATTGGGGGGCATAGGAATAACATCCCCAGCTCCCATCTCATTAATTTGTATCTCTTCTAACGGGCCGTAAGTAAACTCACCTACGTCACCAATGACTTTTAATGGTGGATGAATCGTTAAATCCAAAGCATCAGCTTTTAGATTCTCTAGATGATCTAACCGGTACTGCATACCTACTAAATTATCTAGTGGGCCCATGGCGTACAGGTTATCTGGGCGTTTTCTCCAACCAGAGTGCGCTCTACCTGCGTGGCCTAACCAAGATGGGTTCTGTTGTTTACGTAATAAGTAAGCACGATCTATGACAGTAATGACATGATCTTTGAGGAATGTCCCGTCTTCATCATGGATATCTCCTTCGAACTCTAATATCTCTACGTATCCTGATTGGTAGTAATCGTACATGCTACCGAAACCGTCTACAGTAAAGCCCAAAGCTTTTGTGTAATCCTCAACAGAGTAAGACCCCATCCGGTTACGCATCTCTTCTGCTTTAGAGATAGCCACTTCTAAGTAGTTTAAATCAGGACGATTTTCTAAGTCTGCTCGCAATTCACCAATAGTTTTCACATAACGAGTTATCTTAGGAGAAGATTCAAAATCTACTGCTGTTGGATCAAACACTAGGTCGTATGGAGATGTGCGAAGTAATTTAGGCCCTATGTATCCCGGGATCTTTTCTTGTGTCTCTACGTCTACTCGCTTATCTGCTACCCAAACAACTTCACCAAATGCATTACCGTAATCGATATAATCGTACAAGCATTTAGAGACGGTTTCTCTGAAACCACCTTCGCGTAACTTGTTGGACATGTACGCAGTTATGGCAGTCTTTTTGTCCTTAAGGGCGGAATCTTTTGTATAGGCTTCCCACTTCAACCAGTTGTCGTTGGGGAATAATGCTGACATATAATTAGCATGCAGGTTATCTCTAATCTGTGTCAGCTTAGGTAATGTCGTACTATTCTTCCAGTCTGTGTTATCACCTACTGAGGTAGTTCTGGTTGATGTTGCAAATAAGAAATTGCGTAACTCTTTCTTATCTTCTAACCAAGTACTTCGCTTAGTGTTCAGGCGGGTGTAGACATCAGTAAGCTGGATAGCCAGCTGATCTGGATCTCGTAGACTCTGTATCTCTAAAACTTTATTAGTGCTCAATTGTATGCAACTCCGCCAAATCTGTTGTTGATGTTGATGACTCTAGCACCAGCTTGTTTTCTTCTGTGCATCCTCAAACTAGGAGGGGTTGCTATCTTTATAGCACAAGACAGACTATCTTTGATGTCATCATGTGGTGGATGCGCCAACACTAGTTCTTCTTCCAGTGTCTGGCAATGCCCACCACGGTAATGCCACATAGCCAAGTTATCGTACTTAGGCTCTAGCACAGCTGCCATCCTTTCTTGTTTAGTTCCACCATGCCTATCAGGACGATGTGGGTCTACCTTAAGAAGTATGCCTGCTTTCTTGATGTATTCTGTACGTAGTTCATCAACGATAGAGTCTTGCGCCACGTTAACTTCTGCTGCTATGCGGCCAAATCCCCATTTAGTATGAAGAGTCATGATGTGCTCAAAGTACTCTTTGATACTTCTTGTCTTGAATCTGTCTATTTCTAGTACATAAATGTTGCCTTCATTGTCTAAGCCTATCACCGCTATAGCAGTGTAGTCTGCTTTCTTAGAGGTAGAGAAGGCAAAGTCAATGGCAGCAAAGACGGACAGGCCTTTATCTTTTATAAACCAAGTGCCGCCCTCTTGTGTTAAGAACTTCCGATCATAATACTGGAAGTGTTTATCACTGATTGCGGCCCCGGTTGGGTCATTTGGATTGTTGTAGTACTGAGCATAATACTGAGATTTATCAATATACTTAGCACGCTTCTTAGCAAGTACTTGAATGTTAAAACCAAACCACTTGCCATCTGGACGCTGTTGACGAGGCCATAAGAACTCTCCTGTGCCATCACCATTATCTTCTACTTCAAACTGCTTAATATCATAAACTAGTGTAGAGCCAATCAAGTCTCCGTGCTCATCATAGCTATCTTCTTCTATCTCTACGAGAGTCGAGTACAGATCTTTGGGATGATAACGAGTACCAACCACCCACTCCCTAGCGTTAGCAGACTCAATAGAAGCAAGTAGAGAATACTGATCAGCGACCTTAGTACGGCCCTCATTAGTATAAGCATTTTCTTTAATAACAACATCATCTAGTACCGCCACGTCGAAGTGAAGTCCTGTAATCGTCGTTGTTAATCCTGCGGTGAAGATGGAAGGATCTCGAACACCCTCAGCTTTACGTAGAGGATGATCTACGATAATCTCCCGCTCTGTCCATTTCTCTCTACGACCTTCCATTGGGTTAATCATGTCTGGCCAGTAATGCTGATACTTCTTAGACTCCATCACTGTCTTGATAAAGTATAGCTGCTTCTCTGCTAGTGTTGATGTAGCTGAGATGTATAGGAAAGTCATCGTAGGATTACGGGTTAGTTCCCATAGTACTCTGTAAGCTACCATGGCACTCTTGCCATGATCTCGTGGCATCAGTAGTAATTGATGGTCGTTGGCGTCTTCATTAGTCCACCAATGAATAACATCTTTATGTATAGCGCCTAAGACACGATAAGGCGCAACAAGATTGATGAACTTAATCAAATCCCCTTCTGCTGCCTCTCTTATTTCGTCTTTGGTTGCCATATATTATTCACTAATAAATTATTAGGTACTATATCTCCATTTCACCATGAATCCAGAAATTACCGCTATCGTTCACTAGATATTTCGGGTTCACAATTACACCGTGCCGATGAAAGCCTACTACACCAACATCTGGAATAGGCATTCTGACCCGATTTGTTTCAAAATAAAATTGCATGTCGTCATCTGCTGCACCGCCAGAGCCAGTTTCACGCGGATCAACCACTACACCTGTGCCTGCATCTTGAATCACTATCCGTACTATTCCAGCACCTAAACTAAGAATGCTATAGATATACGGGCCATTACCTGCCGCAGCATAAATTGCGGATACATTACAGCTTGCAAAAGTTTCACCAATGTCAGAAGAATAGTCTAACTGTAAATACGTGCTGAATGCCGTTACTGTTGGCGATGCTACAGTCGGGTACTCTGTTGTTATTGTCCATGATCCACTAGCATGAACCACCTTACTTTCCAGTTTGTCGTGGAAAGATATAGTAAAGTTGTCATTAGTAGTATCATTAAATTTATATAATTTAGGGATAAAATCGTAAGAAGTAATCGCCGATCCAGTTTGAGCGGTTGACATAGATATAACAGGAGCTTCTTGCTTACCGCTGCTATTGTGGGTAATTGTTAATGTGCCATCACCATTATCGACAGCTATAGGTCGTGGGCCATAAAATTCAGGTGTATGCACTTGCTCTGGATCAACAGCTAAATCTATATAACCAATTAGATCTTGATATACATAATAAGTTGCGGATGTAGTGCCGACACTTGCCCCTATCATTACATTATCTTGAATATATACCTCGTCTTGCGTTGCAACAAGACTAGATACCTTACTAGCTGTGAAATTATAATCTAATACCAACGCTCTCGGTGGCGTACCTGTAACAGATATTGTATTGAATCCGTTAGGAGCGTGGGTTGCGTCGTCAATGTAATCCCAACCAGCAATAGATTTAACTGCGCCATTGCTTGCACCAGCAGTGAATGCAGTTCCATTGATATTACTACCATCTTCGTCAGTTAGTTCAAAAGTCGTGCTAGTAACATTCGCCACAACATAGTAGTTCTCGCTTATTTGTGTCATGCCGGATGTAATACCAGAAATATAAACAACAGCTCCGTTAGAAAAACCATGCGCTGCTGCTGTAGTCACTACCACAGGGTTTGCCGCTGTCGCGCTCGACAAGTTTACGGAATCAACATTAAATGAATTTCTAATTACACAACTAAGATTTCTAGTTGTCTTATCTGTGTCGCCACTTTCTAGACTTATGAATTTATTGTTAGGAGTGAAACTAGTAGTTTGAAATTCTGCTGTGCCTATATAATTGACTTGTGTTGCTCTGTCAGAGATAAACACACCGCCGTCTGCACTAATAACCGTTCCTGCTGCGGCTGCTGCAGTTATAGCGGCGTCTATCTCAGTGGTGTAGTCTGTAGTCCCTACTACTGCCCCGAACCATTTTATATCGACCGGCCCACTGTAAAGCCTAACCCATCTACCTGTGGTGACAGCCGTGACCTTGATGATTGTTCCACCATTGTCAGATGCAGTGCTTGCGCTATCCCAATAGAAATCTCCTTCACCCCCATCACCTTCTGTGGAGTGTCCAGACAAAAACACATTTTGTTCTTGTGTTGGATCTGATAGTCGTAGACTAGCAATAGAGGTATATACAGTTCGTCCTATTGCAATAGAGCCCGTGCCCGTCACATCTTGCAACCTTGCAGCAGAGGTAGGATTCTGTGGGGCACCTAAGTTAGCTATAGGATTGCTGTTCATGTCTAACTCATTCTGCATTATATTGGGCTCCCCGTCTGGGTTATCCCGATACAGAACCTTATCATTCAGGTGCTCTGCAATTTCCTCAAACTCTGCATTCAAGGCTGCCTGACTGGCAAATCCTGATACTACGTTAAGTGCTGTCTTCTTTGCCATTAGTATGCATACCCCAGTTGGTCTATGTCAGCTTGATAATATTTGGTAACAGCTTCCACAGTACACCCATCGTAAAACTCTTTGTATTTCATCGGTGGGCTTGGATTCTTGTGTAAAAGATCTTTGCCTGTTAAGGCCTTAAAATCTTCTTCAATATGTTCAAATCTAAGTATATGGTCTATTACGCTGAAGTCTTCAACATAAGTAACAGCTGGGTCGGCCAGCTTGGCCCCATACTTGTTGATAATAGGACTAGGCAATCCTTCGATTACCCAGTGTTGAAAGCCTTGGGGTGTTGCCATGTCGCGTGCCAAGTGCCAGTAAATATCCACTGCCCGGTCAAATGGATTGCGGGCAATGGTTAATGTTTCTTCTAGAGCTTCGTCATAATCCTTCAAACGTTTATGCGGTACGTTGGCAGGGCCACACAAAATGTCCCTTACTGAAGTACCGGCTGTCTTAGGAATATGTATAAAGACCATGCTCATTTCTTCTTGGTTGTTTTACGTTTAGCTTTCTTAGTTCTTGGGATACTTCTATTCTTAGAAGCGGATTGAACAAACGTGGCACCACGGGCCCCTGCTTTCTTATGGGCAATGTCCTTGCCATCCCCCTTCTTAACTTTACCTTCTTTAAGGGCTTTCTGTCTTGCAGCATTATTCCTAGCCCTCTGCTTCTTAGCCTTCTTAGACTTGCCTTGCTTCTTATACTCAGCGTCGTAGTCGCGTTTGTACCCTTTAGACGAAGGCATCAGCGTGTCCTCTTAACCGATTTATCTTGTCGGTTAGTTTTCATTAGCCTAAATATTCAGCGTGTACGGAACAGGTGACTGTTGGTGTCGCTGATCCGCCTACCGTACCTACAATGCGGTAAGCGTGACTAATCACGTCACTCACACTGACGTTAGCTGTTTCTGCCACACCCGGGTAAACAATTAAGTGCTGACTTGATGCTGCAGTAGCCTGTGCAAAGGCTGCGCCTGCCATGTCTTGGTAAGTATCGCTTAACTGATCATACACCTGTACCTTCACGTCAAGTGTGGGGCTGGTGCCGCTAACTGCGGTTACGTCCAAATACAAACGTACCCCTTTAGCGCCTATGGCTAAAAACTTAGAGCTATTGTTAGCGCCTGAGGATAATACTTGTGATGCAAGGACTGTATCGCTTAGTTGCTTTAGGCCTTTGTTACTTTGGATGTCGTTAATACTCATAGGTCGTTCCTAATGTTTGGTAGTAAGGCCAAGTCTCTCGGCATCGTCTTCTAATTCATGGTGGATACTTTTGTCTATCTTGGCCTTGCGGGCTTTCTCAGCTTTGCTGGGTGCGCCTGCTGGGCGCTTGTCCCAACCACGGTCTGCTAAGAACTTGGCGGCTGTCTGGCCACGGCCTTCACTCAAAGTACTGTTAGTCATGATCTGTTTAATCGCGCCACTACGTAACTTAACCTCAAGCTCTTCCCGCCACTTGGTTACTTCTTTGTCAAAGAACTGTGCGCCACAAAGGCGCTGCCAATGCTGCCAACTACCAAAGCATAATCTTGCGAACTCATACTCTGTTGGATCTGCTAGCTCCATGTAGATCAAGTACAGGCTGATGTAAGTTACACCCTTCACTTCGTGGTTGTAATCTTTGATGGTGTACACGGCAGGTAAGGAACTAACGTTCTCTTCAAAGAATAAGCTCATTGTTCGCTTACGACCTTTTCCATCACGCATAATGTCATGGTCTGGTAGTTCATCGAACAAAGGGGTTAGTTTTCTTGGTAGGGCTTTCTTGGACATAGGGCTGGTCTTCCTATTTGTTTTCTTTGGATGGGGGTTTAGTAATAGCAGGGCGCTTCTTGCCAATATCTTCTGCTGCTTTTAATCTGTCTTGCTTCTCTTTCACTTCCACAGCTTTGCCTAGCAAACCACCAAAGAAGTCACTGAATGGGGATGCTTTAGGTTTCTTTTCTTTATCGGTGGGCATAGTAGCTAATACCTTGTCGGGGGTCTTGGGTACAGAATGTACCACCGTGGTTTTATAAACACAAGTGCGCCCGCGCAATTGACGCTGGTTTTTAACCTTGGGGTAACAAAAGTGGGCGGTCTTGTGTGTACAAGATCGGCCATGTGTTTTTGTTCTTAAGGACAAATATGTATTTATATATATAAATAATAATATAAATAATACTACTACTCCCTAAGGGGAGGTAGTAGTAAATAATAATTAATGATTATTAAATATAGATTTTATTAATTATTAATATGTAAGTATTAATTATTAATAATAGATATATTTAATAAGAGTTAATTATTATGTTTATTTATATTATATATATTATTAATTAATAATGGGGGGGGGGGTATTTATACATCTCTTAAGTTCTTTATATATAAAATCTATAACCCTTGTCAAGCTTTTTATTTTATAAATCAGACAAACGGTTAGGGGCAATAATTCTTACGAGAAATTCTCAGTGTGTAATGCAACTACAATGAACAACCCCCCGACCCCCCTTGGGGCACCATGAATATATGTTCCACGCAGCTGCAATGCATGTTCCACGGCATCACGTGGGGGCAATATGATAGTAGTTAGCTGTAAAGCAGAATAACAATCATTCCCATCCCCACATTTCTAACCACTTAGAACACTCAGACGACCGTCTTATAAGGGTAAACCCCTAGTACATCATAGAACGCTCTGTATGCCTCTCTAATCAACGATAACATTCATTGATACCTAACCATAGGTCGACCGTAGATCGTGGCGTACAGAGCAAATAAACTCATTCTATGGCCATTCATTAACTTAGTTTATTACTTTATGGTTACCATAAGTTAAATCTATAGGTGATTGGTTATATCTATAGTCTGCCCTTAGGGGCAAATAAGTAGACACATTTCAGATGCGAAGCACCCTAAGCTATGTAGGACAATTCCTACAACGTGTAGGATATTTCCTACAGAGATTTGGGATTAGTCCTACAAACATTTCAGATTAATCCTACATCAAAATAGTTGACACGTTCTTATAATGGTACTCAGAAACACACACGATCCATTAACGCCCTTCTAAGGGCTTAGACTTAATAGGTAATACATTATGAATGCTCAAACTAAAACTGAAACACGTCCACAATCTGAAATTAACATAGACATGGCCAATGCTATGCTGACTAGTCCTATTGCTATCTTATGGTTCAGCCATGAAGCTGATAAAGCTGGCCTCATGTCCATCATCGAACAACGACTGGCTGACAACTTTCACACTGACTTAGCAGAAGCTTATGGGGACTTGTTCGATACCTTTGGCAAACGTCGCAAGGTAGAAGGTAAATTCACTGAAAGCACACCAGCTGATTCGTTTAACAGCATGTTATATCAGACAGCTAAAAAAGTATTAGGGTATGCAATGAAACCGACCTTTGATAAAGAGGCGGGTACTTGGTCACTTATCAAAGTCATTCCACGGGCTAAAGTTAAAGGTCAGGGCATGAGTGAATTTGCCAAGCTTGCACTTAAGTTTGATAAAAACCCATCACGCGATATGGCAATCGAATTGCATGCTATTGCATTATCTATGGTAGCAGCTGCCAAGTAGCAGGATACTACATTGAACGAGAGGCTTAAAAAGCCCTCGTTTGATGATAGTAGTGGTTAGGTATAGACCTGTATGCTTTCTCTCCTTAGAAGAGCATACAAGTCCATATAAGACTATGTTCTTTTACAACTAGGAAGTCTTGCCTTTGTTCTAAGTACTTAGACTGTACTTAGGTGACAAACAAGGGTAAGCATGCCGACAAATATCATGGGGTAATGTATCTGTGCTCTGGTGCTATGGTCTGTCGCTTAACTTTAGATTCGTTCTAAGTAATTAGAACCGATTTATAGTTGACAGGATGTCATAAGGTTAATAGCTGACAGGTGACCACGTACCATAATGGAATTGTACACAGAACAGTAAACTCTAGGTTAGCAGGCTTAAAAGCAGCTACGGGCATAAAGTATCTAATACAGATTAAGTAACGATAAGTAAACACAAGCAAATGTCCCTAAGGGCAAACATGCAAATGCATACACAAGAGGCTTGATGTTCTTAAATCGTTACTTATGCAGTTCTGTATTAGTGCTTATATATATTATATATATTTATATAACTATTATTATATTAATAATCTATTAATTAATATTAATTATATATAACTATTATTAATAATATATATAAGTATTATTGATTAGATATAAGTTATATATAAATATAATATATATAGTTATATAAGGTAATAATATTTATAACATGTTCTAAGTGATTAGAACGTTTCTTAACTATAAGACTGTGGGTAACCATTATGGAAAATAATGTTAATGCCATCACTCAAAGACTAGCTGAGTTACACAAATCATCTGGTAGTTTGATGGAGCAATTAAAAACAAGTTGTTGCATAAAAGACATTTGGCCTGATGCTTATAAGTATGGCTCTTGTTATGTTGGCGGGCGTAGTAGATGGGACGACAGGGTTAAACGTAGTCCTCAAGGAAGTATCATGCCTCATGGCCAGCGTATGTACTGCTGCTACATAAAAGATGGCAAGGGCAACAAAAAGTATTTAACTCGCGAACAAACTTTATTAATTAAACCTGAAGCTGCGGACGATTTACATTCTGAGTTCACAAGCTCGCCTGAAGAATGGGAGTAGGCTATGAATATCAAAGCTATTGCTAACAATCAGTTAGTGATGACAACAGCTAACAAGCAACTATTTGTTAGTTATGAATCCGTCATTGTACTGATTGATGAGACAGGGACTTATCTTGACATGTATAAGTGGGATTACTCGCGTACTACTGCCAAGTATCGTAATAAGTTCTTGAATGAAACAACCAAAGAAATTGCTGCTAAATTACGTGATGGTGTGTATAAGCTTATCGATCTTAATAAGTAATAACACTACTATCAACATTCTGGCACACGCCACCCACGTTCTAACTACTTAGAACACTAAGACTAGGAAAATACTATGAACCTTTTTATTATTAAGTTTGTTAACGAAGTGTACGTTGAGGCTACCTACCATTGTTGGGCTAAGACTTCACAAAGTGCCTTACGTAAGTTTGGTAACGCACACCCTGCTTGTTTAGTGTTGGATTACGACATAGCTTAAGGGGGCGGTATGCCAATAAAGATAATAAAACGAGCTGTTAAATTTAGAGCTACTTGCAAGGCACAATATGACCACCTAGTTAAAGCTCTTATAAAGGAGGGCTGCAGAAGGGTTAACGGGCCAGTAGCACATTTGTATGTGCGTACTGACGGAGCTGTTACTTGGTCAGACCTAGAAGACCACGAGTACTTTGATGCACATCCAAACCTAGAGCTGCCTACTGATGAGTTCATAAGAATGGTAGGGGAGGACGAACATGGAGATTAAACGAGCCATAAAAATAAAAGCCCCTAGCCACCCAAAAGTACACAAAGAAGTTTTTGACTTGCTGGTGAGAATTGGGTTCGTGTGGCGTGGAGACGCCGAAGGGCATAAGCCTGAGGTTACCCATTACTTTATTAGCGAAATTGGAGAAATGACACAGATAGATGATGGGGATACCCTTTTCTTCCGTGGAAACCCCGCACTAGAACTAAACTACTTAGATATAGTGGCAGCATTAGGGGAGGGCACTGACGATGCGTAAATACCCTACATTTAAAAGGCATGTAGTTGTTACTCCAGCCAATACGCAAGAAAGCATTGAGTTCCAAGAAGCTGCTTTTGCTGCTGGTTTTGTTTGGGGGGAGGGCGATACCAACTCACAATACACACACAAACCACAGCTATGCTTATGGAAGGATAACGGTACGATTTGTTATTCTGACGACACTAACATTGATCCTGAGGACGACGTGTTACTGAACATCGAAGACGTAATAGCAGCATTGAAGGAGATGGCTAATGAGTACAAGTAAATTAAAATATGCAGACAGCCCTTGGCGTATTGAGGGCGAAGATTATGGTAGTCAGGACGACGGGGTTTCTGTTGGTATAGAAGACAAAGACGGGGGCGCTGTGGTATGGCATTCACAAAGAGATATAGAAGGCTTCAACGACAGCGTAGACTATGCTGGTAACGTAGCCTTAGTTACCAAAGCCCCTGTTTTATGGGAGTTACTTGAAGTTATGGGTGACGAGTTAAGCCTTTCTTTAGAAGACGGTCACTGGGATGCCTTTAAGTACAAAGCATTTACCAACGTGATCAACAACATTAAACAGGAGATGATTGATGACCAAGAACGACTACGTAAAGATAGCTGATGCCTTTCATGCTATCAAACCAACGACACCTGATGAAGCACGTATGTTTCTAAAGTGTGTTGATGGTGTATCACTCGCAATGAAACGCGATAACCCAAAGTTTCAACGTAACATCTTCTTACATGCTGTTGGTGTAGACGATGTAATTATAACTGTGCCTAAGCAAGCTTAAGCCAGCTAACGCTGCCCCTAAGGGCAGTTAATTCTAACTACTTAGAAGGAAATTATTATGGATATTATAGGTACTATATGCGCTGTGGTGTTTATTTTTTTGCTATTCACAGGCAACCCATTTGCTTGGGATGACAGCGACGACAAGGTGAACAACAAGCGTAGCGGCATGGTTGTATACACAGACCATCTAACAGGCTGCCAGTATTTATCTGGTTCTGGGTTAGGACAAGCCTTAACCCCACGTCTTGATAGAGAAGGTAGTCACATTTGTATAACTAAGCAGGAGAAATAAGATGTCTACACAAAAGACAATCATTGAGCAGTACGCAGTATCAGAAGCAACTAGCAGTAACGGGTGGAATGCACTCACCACTATGGTAGCTGAGAATCACATACATGAACGCACTAGCTTTGAGCTACAGCTTGAATCAGGTGAGATTGAGTTCATGGAACAGCACTATGGTGATGATCCAGATGCTAAGTTCACTGGTGGTGTTAAGAAAGGTACGTGGAAGTTTCGTAGCTACCTACCTAAAGCTTACACCAGTGCTAAGGGCACACTCGCAAAGGCTATGGAAGTAGGTGTTGATATGCTGGATGGTAATGGCATGCCGTTAGGCAAGAGCGCTTTGCAGAAAGCTATTAACAGTGTGCCTGTACCATCAATTACTACTGATGCATGGGATGTAGCTGTGAAAGAACTCGTTAAAGTGTTCAATGACACCATACCTGCCTTACCTGAGCGCAAACAACAAACCTTAATTGAGTGGACGAGAGATAAACTTAAGGCTGACTACTCACGCTTCTAAGTAATTAGAACCTTTTAACTAACAGGAGAACAATGATGATCCTCAATTTCTATACCGTACTCAAGAGGGTGCGGGCACTGGTAGGCAGTGCAAACATGAGGCTACAGTTTGAGAAGCTAGATCAACCTCGCACTGATGGCAAAACTATTTATGTGCCTTACCCTAGCTCTGAATGGTCTGAAAAGGAGATGACCCGCTGGGAGTATTCTGTGTACCACGAGATAGGACATTGTGTAGCACCTAACAATGAATGCTTTGATGTATTGAAAACCTCAGGCATTAATCCTCAATCCTTTATGGGTAGGTTATGGAATGTCGTAGAAGATGTACGGCAGGAGCATAACCAATACGGGGAGTATGCAGGACGGGATGCCACCATGCAGAAAGGGCGCTGTGCTTTCTTGGATAGCCAACTTGAGAGTGGTAACTATGGCTCTGGGCCTGAGGAAGACGACAAGCAAAATGCTTTTGAAGCAGCACTCACTTGGATGTCACCTATGATGGAGGACGACTACCCGCTATTAGCAGGCTACGCTGAGAAGTTTGAAGAGCAGATGCATGACGCGGGGAAAGACTACTATCATAAATTGCTGGACTCCGGTGACCGCTTTGACCCTAAGGGCAAATCAGCAAGGGAGATGATACCACTCATCAAGGAGATGATGGACTATCTAGGTTTTGATGCTGAGAAGGAAGAAGAAGAAGCCAAGAAAGAGGAAGGCGAGACTGTTGATGGTGGTGAGAAGCTGATGGACGACCACGGTGAGTCTATGATCAGGGAAGGGGAAGAAGGTGCGCCCAGTGATGAGGCTGGCGAGGAACGACCTGATGGTGAGGAAACGTCAGCACGTAAGCGAGTCTGGAAAGCAGCTACCGGTGAGTATATCCCTTACCTGCCTAGTGAAGTAATGAAAACCACAGAGTTTGATGGGCGTCTCCCTGAGGGCTTTGGTCATTATGGGGCAGAGCATGTCAAAAGCCATTTAGAATCTTCTGATGTAGGCAAAGGACTTGCTAACACGGTGCGTAAATTGTTACAGGTTTATACAGCTACCCGCTGGGAGCATGGGCAGAAAAAGGGCAAGCTAGGTAAAGGCTTGCATCGTGTAGTGACTGGACGTGGCGATTACCAGCGAAAAATATTCAAGAAAAAAGCTGAGAAGCTGGACTTGGATGTTGCTGTGACATTGCTAGTGGACTGTAGTGGCTCTATGAATGGTGAGAAGTACAACCAAGCTGCTGAAGCTGCCTTGTTGCTTAATGATGCCATAGCGACTACATTACGCATCCCGTTACAGGTGACTGGCTTCACTGAAACTAGAGAAGAGCGAGGAGAAGACAGGTTTTTACTGCATCACCTCATCTTTAAAGCTTTCGATGCAGCCGTGCCTAGAACTAAGTTGATTCATCGCTTTGCTCAGGCTTCTAAGTGCTTAGAACAAAACGCTGATGGGGATTCCATCCTGTTAGTCCACAATGAACTATTGACCCGCAAGGAGAAACGAAAGGTTTTGATTGTACTTAGTGATGGCTCACCTGCAGCTTATAGACCCGGAGGTGTGTCGGACTTCACTAAGAAAGTGGTTCGAGATATAGAGAAGTCTAGCCCTGTAGAGATTTACGCTATAGGTATCGAGACTGAATCTGTACGGCATTTTTACAAAGACTATACGATTCTTAACAACGCAGAAGAATTAGATAGTTGCTTATTAAACTTAATCAAACGCAAAATCATTTGCTAGGAGAAATACAATGACTACAAGTACTATTGATGCACTTATCGACAAAGAACTGGAAGAGCTACGTGGTGGTGAGAAGGTAACTAAGAAAGCTGCCAAGAAACGTGCACCCAAGAAAGAAGAGCCTTTGTTCAGCAAGAAAAAAGAGCCTTCTGGTGATGCCCCTAAGGGCACAAAGAAGTACAGCGAGTTATTCGGTGCTGTACCTCCAACCGGTACTGACTGGGATGTGCCTGTCTATGCTCGTGAAGACTGGGGGGAGAATGAAGAGTTCATTCCTGCAGTCAATGATGACTACGTGTTCGACCATTCAACACTGGAACCTCTTATCATTTCCTACATTAAGAATCTTAAGACTCTGACGGTAGGGCCAACTGGTTGTGGTAAGACTTCTGTTGTAGAACAGATAGCAGCAAGGATTAACCAGCCTTACTTGCGGATCAATGGCCGTGCTGACATGGACAGTGATACGTTACTAGGCAGACCGTGGGTAACTGACGGTAGCATGGACTTCATGCTAGGTGAGATGCCTAAGGCAGCACAGGCAGGCTTCTTGATTGCCTTTGATGAGCCATGGAAGACTCCTTCTGGTATTCAAATGGCACTGCAACGTTTCTATGAGCGTGATGGCGCCTTCCAGCTGGACGACATGCCCGGAGATTTAGCGGATAAGATTATCCACTCTGACCCACGCTGTCGCATGTTCTTATCAGATAACGTAGTAGGTACAGGTGATGGTGCAGCCCAGTATGGTGCGACATTAATACAGGATGGTTCAACCCTGAACCGTATGGATGTTGTTATCAAGATGGGTTACTTGAGTGCTAAGGATGAAGCACTGCTTATCAAAAAGGCACACCCAACATTGACAGATGCGTTAGCTAGTCGTATGGTTAAAACCTTCAACCTAATACGAACCAATGTAGATCAAGGGGAACTGTCGGCTGCTGTTAGCCCTCGTAACCTTCTTACATGGGCAGACCTCGCCATCGAATTAGGCGACGAAAAGATTGCCTTTATCTGGTCTGTACTAGGACGCTATTCGTTACCGGAAGAGTTAGGTACTGTTAAAGAACATTACCGTACTGTCTTCGGAGCGTCTTTGTAATATAACTGAAGCCCCTTAATTGGGGCTTCTTTACCTACGGAGTGCGACCATGCGCTTAAGTCAGTCAGAAGTAAATGGAATTGTCCTTGGGAACAAATTGGAAGTAGGCCAAACGATACGCATAAATCATAATAACTCACACTGCTCAGGCAGTAGCCCATCACTAAAAGTAGAAAGAACCTCATCAACAACAACAAAATTAAAATGCTTTAGATGTGGTGGATACGGAACTTATAATACCGGACACTACGAAGCACCTACTAAGTACTTAGAACCACACAGATTACCAGTCAACCTGCCAGTAGATAGCGATAACAATATAAGTAACTGGCCACCCCAAGCTAAGGTTTGGATTAACAAAGCTTCATTAACAAAAGCAGAAATAAATAAATTAGGATTAGTCTATAGCAAGTCGATGCGAAGAGTCCTTACCCCGATATATTCAAATCATAAGTTCGATGGGTATGTAGCACGTAAATTATTCGATGATGATCCAGCCCCTAAATATTTTATAAGAACTAAATCAAGACAACCCCAACCACAGCATTATGAACACGGCACTGATGTAGTGGTACTCGTAGAGGACGTGCTGAGTGGGACTAAGATCAGTAGGCATGCTTCCTGCATATCTTTACTAGGGACTAATTTTTCTGAAACAGCATTGGATAAGATACTGACAGGAGACTATAGCAAGGCAGTGATTTGGCTAGATGATGACAACCCTTTAGTACAAGCCAAACAACGTGCCCTTAAGAACAAATTAGAATTGTACATGGATGTGGAATTAATAACCGGCCTCGGCAAAGACCCAAAGGAATGTAGTGATGCTGAGATTAAATCAATAATATTTGGAGAATGATTATGTTGTATTTTAAATTATATTTGTTATCAGTATTTGTCACGGCAGGACTTGGATTATTAATTGGTAGGGTGTACGACCAAGAGGCTCCAGAAGATTTGGAGAGCGATGACTGGATAGCGTTCGCTATCCTGTCTGTGCTATCGCCTATTGGAATACTCTTTATTTTTTCATACGTGCTTCACAAGCATTCCATAAGTCTGTGGAGATTTCTTATTAAAACACGCACTTTTAAAAGAGGAGAATAAAATGAGCAAAGCTAGTGACGACAAACGTGAAGATGGAGTTATATCTACAAAACGTATTATTAACCTTAAGCAGAACACTGCTGTAAAGCTAGAAGACTTTAAAGATGACATGCAGTACTGGCATGAGTTCTTTGTTGCCCGTGCTGATTTGTCTGAACCGTATCGGTTAGCAGTTATCAACGAACTAGGTAAGCTAGTTACAGTTACCAATGAAGAGCAGAAGGTTATTGATGCACTGGTAACCCAACTTAAAACTACATTAGTAGGGGAATGATTATGAGTTTTGATTACATACTGGAATATGCATTGGTAGGTATGGCTCTATGCCTACTGTTTTCAATTAAGGTAGAGTTGTCTGTTATCCGCAAAGGTGTGCACAAAGCTATCCACATAGCTGAAGTACACATGCTAATAGATCAGGGCCTCATTAAACCTGAGGATGTTATGGAAGTAGAAATACGTCACCGCGAGGAGGCGTAGGCATGGAGTTAGCGATACTTAAACTACTATCATGCAAAGACAAGCACACCCGCTTCATGCCACTCATCAAGAAGAAGTTTGTTACCAAGGAAACTTGGACAGTGCTGGAAGCTTACACGCATTACTTTGAGTTTATGGATGAGATTACTTGGGCACCTTTTGTGTCTTGGTTCTTTACCACTAAGCATACTGGTATGTCTGATGTAGCCGTGAAAGCTTACCGTATTATCTTCAATCGCATTGAAGCTTATGAAGTGGATGTGCTAGATGAGAACATTCTCAATAGTCTTATCGAAAGGGATTCAGCTACTAAGATTATGGAGGTCGCTAGAAGCATAGCTGAAACAGAAGGCACCCATGGCATGGAAGAGATCATGGAGCTATATGACAAGTATGAAACTGAGTCTGGTAAGGCAGGTGAACTGGATAAGCACTTCATTGATGACGACTATGAAGCACTCTATGACCACATATACTCTGAGAAGGACTGTGTGGCTTGGAGACTGCCTGAATTGAATGCGGCTACCGGAGGCCTTAGGCAAGGTAATTTTATCGTTGTAGGGGCTTGTCCTGACTCTGGTAAGACTACGCTGATGTGTAATGAACTGACACACATAGCACTGCAAGTGCCTGAAGCTAAATACGTGCATTACTTCTGTAACGAAGAGCATGGTAGAAACATTAAGCACAGGATACTTCAATCAGCATTAGCTAAGACACATAGCTGGTTAAAAGCTAATTGGTCTACAGCAGTAGAAGACTATAAGAAATATTTTATCCACGAACCTAACATTAAAGTTTTCCATAACACCAGTATCAGTACCCATGATGTTGAGACAGTGCTTAAGAAATACCCACCAGCACTGATCATCTTCGACCAGCTAAGAAAGTTCAGAGGGTTTGAGAAGGTTAGTAAGGGGGAGGTAGACAGGCAAGCACTTATATTCGCTTGGGCTAGGGGTATTGCTGCTATGGCACCTACGATTGCCGTACATCAAGCAGGAGGCGATGCTTACGGTCAGATGTATATTGGCATGGAACAACTGTATAACAGCCGTATAGGGATACAGGGGGAGGCTGACGCCATTATCACACTAGGTCGTTCTAATGACTTAGAACTTCCACCGAATATGCGGGGATTGTATGTCCCTAAGAACAAATTAATAGGATTAGACCCAAAGGCTAGCAATGGTCGTTGGAATATTGAAATACAACCTGAGATAGCTAGGTTTAAGAGCTGTAAGGAATAATAGGATGGGCACTAAAATACCTAATGATGTAGTGCGATACATAGAGACACCTGTAAAGAAACTGAGCCAGTCAATATCTGGCTGTAACATAGTGACTGAGACGATAGGGTGTGACGGGCATGCCTGTGAAGACTGCATATTTGACAACTCAGACAAACTTACAGGTGAAGCGCTAGCTAAATACAAAGCTGTGACGCGGCTGGCACTCAAAGCTATGCTTAAGGAGTTTGGTGATGAGTAAAGTCCTAACAATAGATTTAGAAACCACTATTAGAAACCATAAGGACTTAAGCGAGTTCCCTATTGGTAAAGATAAGGCTAGTCCCCATTTTCCTGATAATGAGATTGTTATGGCAGGGCACAAGACGGGAGCAGCCTACACACATACAGCTATGCATACTAGAAGTCTCATATCTTGGTTAGCCCCTGTAGCCTATGAAGAGGGGGATGAGATCATATCATTCTTGATAGGTCAGAATATTAAGTTTGATTTGCTTTACCTAATGAAAGAACACTACGACGAGATGACTGAATACCTGTTAGAGAACTACGTCTGGGACATACAGCTAGCCGAGTACATCTTAACAGGGCAGGATGCTAAGTACGCCAGCCTAGACGGCATGGCTAAGAAGTATGGCCTGCCACTTAAAGATGACAAGATCAAAGAGTATTGGGAAGCAGGTATTGATACGACAGACATACCTGACGAGGAGCTTAAAAAGTATCTAATCAATGATGTTGATGTTACCTATGCAGTATTCGTAGAGCAGTTTAAACAAGCTAAGGAATTAGATTTACTACCTCTTATGTGGGATCAGATGGCAGCACTAGTAGCCACTACTGAAATGGAATACAACGGCATGTATTTCAATACGCATAAGGCAGAAGATCTAGCCGACGATGTTAGGGAAGAGATAGCTGATTATGAAATAAGTGCACAATTGTTTATGAAACATTGTGGAATAGTTATGCCTAACCCAGCTTCTAACAAACATGTGGGGCTAGCTTTGTTTGGTGGCACTTATGAGTACACTAAGAAAGTAGAAGCAACTGATGAGTTCGGTAATGTTATCCACTACAAGAGTGGTATGCGTAAAGGGGAAGTAAAGCTCAAGAATGAAAAAATTGCAGAAAATATTGAGGGCGTTGCAGCAGGGCTAGGAACCAAGACTACTAAGGGAGCCTTTAAGACAGACACAACTACCCTGAAAGAATTATCCGAGTCTCCAACAGTACTACCGATTGTTCAAGAGTTTATTGCTACCATTTTGACCCTAAGAACATTAAACAAAGATCTATCAACTTACTACGAAGGGTACAGTGATCTAGTCTTTCCTGATGGTTGCATACACGGCAAGTTAAGCCATGTAGGCACAGGTACAGGGCGACTCAGCTCACAATCGCCCAATCTGCAAAACACATCACACTCAACAGGAGAAGAATGATGGCATTACAAATACCAATACCCCTTAAAGATAGGCCAGAGGACTTACTGCAGACTGTTAGAGATGCTTTATGCATACAAATGGCAGCCGTAGGTGGATGTGCTGAAATCAAGTGTAGCGAATGTGTGCTAGGTGAGACAGCTATGGAAGAACAACCCCATTACTTTAAGGCTGTACTCAATGCTATTAGTAAGCAAGTAATGGAGGCACCCGAGTAATGAGTAAAATACGGCAGTGCTTTGAATCAAGATGGTCTGACGGCTTCTTAATGGAGGTTGATTACAGCCAGCTAGAAATTATAGCCTTAGCTTTCTTATCACAAGATCCTGTATTGATGGAGGATGTAGCTACTAGGGACATGCATTGTGTATCAGCTAGCCTAGTAACAGGCACAGCCTATGAAGTCATTAAGGCAGCTTATGATAAAGGTGATGCCTATTGGACTAAGGTGCGTAAGGCAGCAAAGGTTCCTTCCTTCCAATTACAGTATGGTGCAGGCGCTAAAGCACTAGCTAAATGTTTTGATGGTGATGTGAAGAGGGCTAAAGCTTACATAGAAGCTTATTACAATCGTTACCAAGTAGTTAGAGAATGGCAGCAACGTGTAGCACAAGAGGTAAATGATTCCAGACGCCCTTCTGACAGGCACACACAGACAGGCCTGCCTTCTGATAAGGGTAGCTATAGAAGTATTACTGGACGTGAATATGTGTTCTATTCCTTTGATGCACCTAGCTGGGCAAGCTTTCCTACTAGCTTCTCACCTACACAACTTAAAAATTATCCTGTACAGGGGTTTGCAACTGGTGATATAGTGCCTATGGTCTTAGGTAAGCTGTATAAAGCCTTTAAGTCACACCCTATATTGAAGAGTGAGGCGTTACTAATCAACACAGTGCATGACTCTATCCTGTTTGACGTTAGGAGCTATGCGGTATTACATAAAGCTGCAGAATTAGCTAAAGAGGTTATGGAATTAGCACCACAGTATTTAGAAGAATCTTATGGCATTGAGTTCGATTTAGAACTTAATGTTGGTATTGATGTAGGTAAATCTTGGTTCAATATGGAACCATACAAACTTAAGTCCTGAGGAGGATTATTATGGGTACAGTAACAGGTGTAGTAGAAGCAAAGACTGGGTTAGGTAAGTACGGTACTTACGGTTTGCTAGTAAATGGTAAATGGCATAACAGTAAGTTTGAAATTAAATGCAACAAAGGCGATGAGGTTCAATTCGAAGATGGAGATAAAAACTATGTTAACAAGCTTAAAGTTGTTTCTTCAGGAGGAGGGGCTTCCGTTGCTGGTAGCGGCAGCGGTACTAGTGCTCCTGTCAGGGCTACTGGCGCTCGTGGCGGCTTCCCTATAGGGCCACTAGATGGGCAGCGTTCTATTATCAGACAGAATGCAGTAACAAATGCTAATAACATGCTGGCTACAGCACTACAGCATAACGAACTCATTGCTAAGAAGTTTGCCAAGGTTCCTAATGTAGCTACGGTAGCTGAATCTTTAATCGAAGCAGCTAAGATGATTGAGGCATACACCACTGGTGATGCTGATACAGCAGAGGCAGAAGCTAAGGTTAAAGATGCTAAGGCTGAGTTAGAAGACAGTATGTAACTGTTCCTAGGAACATAACGCACAAGGATGTGCTTAATTTAGGAGAATAGCTATGAGTGACATTGGAGAAACATTCAAGATATTGAAAGAGATAGGGAGAGCTAAGAAAGCTTACAACCTAACTGAATCAACAGCACTATTAGACCAACTTGGTATTGAGTACACATCTAAGAATGACGGAATACATCTGATTATCACTAGTAAGGATGGTTTCATAGATTTCTGGCCTAGTACTGGTAAGTACTATGATCGAATGAATGAGAAGCATGGGCGTGGTGTGTTCAGATTATTAAAACTAATTGGCATAACTTTGGAGAAATAAATGAAAAAGATTGAGACATTAGTAGAAGACATCTACGACTTATTTAATAACGGCCACCAATGCCATCCTGATAACGTAGCGCACTTTGCTACTAACTTAGCAACCATGGTAGCTGATAGGCTGCAGGCTTACCAAGCACACGAAGAGCGTGCACCTACATTACGTGCTTCTAATATTGGTAGGCCTTGTGTACGTCAAACCTTTTATGACCTTAAGGGCAGTGATAAGGAAGAGTTACTTCCACACACTAAGATTAAGTTTATGTTTGGTGACATCATTGAAGAACTCTTGTTATTCCTAGCCACTGAAGCAGGACATGAGGTGACTGATGAACAGAAAGAGTGTCACTTAGAAGGCATCACGGGCCACATAGATGCTGTCATTGATGGTGTACTGGTTGACGTTAAGAGCGCTTCTAGTTACAGCTTCAAGAAGTTTCGTGATGGTGAACTCAAACATGGGGACACAGACCCCTTCGGTTATATAGGACAGATGAGTACCTATACCGAAGCCCTAGAGTTTGATCGTGGTGCCTTCCTAGTGATGGATAAGCAGAATGGAACCTTGTGCTTACATGAGCCTGAAGAGTTAATAGATGCTAAGGCTAGGATATGTGAACTAAAGGATGCTACAGAGGGCACAGAGACCCCTGTAAGGCATTATGCACCTATACCTGATGGTAAGAGTGGCAACATGAAGTTAGCAGTAGGCTGTCAATACTGTGGGCATAAGATTACATGCTGGGCTGATGCCAATGATGGCGAAGGCTTACGTGCTTATTCTTATTCAAATGGCCCACGTTTCTTAACATGGGTAGGCAAGGAACCTAACGTACCGGAGATACCACTGGAGGATCTATGAGCAAAGTGGTTGTCCTACAATGTGATTGTGGTTGCCAGACCTTCTACATACATCAAACTGGCTTAATAGAATGTTCTGAGTGCAGTGAGATTAAACGTAATGTGCTGGCTACTGAAGGCACTGTCATTGAGCAAGGTGAAGATGATGTCATACATTAAGATACTGGGTGTTGATCCTTCGTTTAGAAACTTTGGCTATGCGCCAATGCTTTATGACCCGGCTACAAAAGAGCTAAAGCTTGTTGAATTAGATTTGATACAGACTAAGCCTAACAAAGATAAAGATGTTCGTAAGAACAGTGCTGATTTGGCTTGTGCTAAGATTCTAATTGAAGAGTACAAGCTGCGGTGTGCTTGGTCTGATGTAGTTGTTGCTGAAGTACCAGTAGGTACACAATCAGCTAGGGCAGCATGGTCGTTAGGAATCGCCCTGTGTGTCCTTGCGACAACAAATAAGCCTTTGGTACAGGTTACCCCTAAGCAGGTAAAAGAATGCAGTGTAGGAGATCCTAAGGCCTCTAAGCAGGACATGATTGACTGGGCTACAACAGCACACCCCCATAGTGATTGGTTAACCCGTAAAGTTAAAGGTAAGGTAGTGTTAACTAATGCTAACGAACATTTAGCTGATGCAGTAGCTGCAGTGTACGCAGGTATAGAAACAGATCAATTCAAAGGCATGCTAGCTTTACGCCCTTAAGGGCAATTAATAGGAGAATATTATGGGTAAGAAATATAAACACAAACCTAAATCATTAGACACAGCTACTAGAATATCCGAGGCTGCTGAAAAAACTTTTAGTTCTTCTGACTTCACGACTATATGGACTGACACTATTATGGATGCAGCTGATGTCAGTATATCCCCTGTAGGTGTCTCTAGCCGCTACGGTAGTACTGATATGCAGGTTCAACATATTATGAATATGCTAAGAGATTCCCGTAACCATATAACCACTGTTACGCGCACACAGGACGCTGTTATCGTAGCAGGGCATGAGGATTATGTAGATGATGGGATCATTACTGGAGTGCTTACAGGATTGAGGAATAAGCTGCTCAACTCTCTTGATACATTAGTAACAGATGAGCAGAAGATTATTACGAGACAGGAGACCGAACATATAAGCGAAGTCTATCTATATACCAGTAAAGAGCTGCAAGCTATGCTTACCGTATTAATTAAACACATGAAGGGGTAGTTACCATGCAAGAACGATTACTGGAATATGCTATCAAGTTAGTAATAACAGCAGCAATACTGTCTTTGTTCTTATGGAAGAGTAACTACAACTTTAATATAGCAACTAACCACGCTGCAGAGCTGTGTATTGATGATGTTAAGATTGAGATGACTAGCAGTATCATCACTAAATCAATCACATTAACTTGCACGATACCTAAAGAACATTGGCTAGGAGAACATGAACATGATGGCAGCTAAATATTTAGGACTAGTAGTCTTACTGCTAGCTTGGCATGTAGAAGGCTATGCATTAGACCTAGACATAGAACCTAATCGATATTACACAGAAGATGATTGTTACGTAGATGAACCTAATGACCCCTCAATAGACCGGAGATGGCGCAATGAGCAACAAGACGATTGACTTACTAAAGAAGCACGAAGGGTTAGAACTTTACCCCTACAAGGATACAGTAGATAAGTTAACCATTGGCTACGGCCATAACCTAGACGACATGGGTATATCAGAACAGATGGCAGAACTGCTATTAGTTTCTGATTTGCATTCTACACAAATAGAATTAGCTGCTACATTTAACTGGTATCAAAGTACCCACCCTTGGCCTGTAGAGCTGGACGAGGTACGTAAATCAGTCATTGATAACATGGCTTTTAATATGGGTGTACCAAGACTCAAAGGCTTTAAGAAGATGCTAGCCGCTATGGAAGATAAAGATTACGAGCGTGCTGCTGATGAAATGCTGGATAGTCGTTGGGCAGATCAAGTAAAAGGCAGGGCTATTGAATTAGCAGACATGATGAGGACAGGCAAATGGGTATGAATAATGCTAAATGCAAAGTTTTTATTTCTGTACAACACAAGCAGGGGGCTCTTACTGTGCAGTCCTACGAGGTCAATAATAAAGCTAAGGACTTAACACTTACTGGCATGAAGGTTGGCGATAAGGTAATGGAAATCAAAGCTGTGTTACTTGGTGCAGAGGGGAAAGCAATGCTAGAGCTGTGTGGCTCTGCAGTTGCTGACTTAACCCCATCTGATTACACACCAGCAGAGTACTTTGATGGTGGTGGGATAACGATCCATTTTAATAGGGCAGGGTTATTCTCAATAACATAGGAGTCTAGTATGAACACTCACAGTACACAGCCTAAGCCTGCTTATTACCAAGATAAATTACGTGGGATGATCAATGGCAAGGTAGTGATTAGAACGTATGAATCATGGGCAGATTACATCAGTACTACCCAGCGTAAGAACATAGCCCCACATAAAATACAACATAGGATTGAACAAGGTTGGGATGAAATAGAAGCAACCACTAGGAAGTTTGGTGAAAGCCATAATGATTACCTAGAAAGGATTAAAACTAATGGGGGTACCGATACCCCTAAGATTGAAGAAGAAGATAACAAGTTAGAAGAGCAGCAAGCTGTTATTAATAACTGGTTATACAGTGCAGGCGCAACACTTTAAACGTAGCGCCAAGTTGTGGGGGAGTCTTCCTCCCCTACTTTTTTAATTTGTTCCTAAGAACAAAGGAGTAGGATATGAGTGAGGATAAAGATTTAACAGAAGAAGAGTTGGATGAGTGTGTAGTAGAAGACATGTCTGCTATAGCCAGTATGATTACTAAAGCTACAGAGTATAACTTGCTGACTGAAGTAGTGTACTCATACGGTGAAGCTAGAACAGCCTTACGTGGTGTTTCAGTAGCAACTATGACAGCCTTGAGCGAGTGGGACTTACTATGAATGACAAGACTAAAGAAGTGTTGCAAGAAGCTTTAGAAGAGGCCTTAGAGCATTGTGTAGAAGCTGCTAGGGGTGACGTACCACAAGGTGTACTAGGTGATTGTGACTTGTGTGGTGAAGAAGGTGAACTAATAAATGGAGCCTGTGAAGGATGCAGGCAACAATATAACTTGGAGTGAAACGTGAGTAGTGTATTTGAAATAGATTGGGAAATAAGTGTAGTTAGGGTAATAGACACAACGACAGGGAAACCTTCTAGTGTCTTTACCTTCAACTTTCTGGATAACATTGAAGACTATTGCCCAGATTATGAAACAGTGCCTGTTGTATATAACGCATGGCAATGGTACTTAAACCAAGAGAGGATAGAATGATGAACCTCGACCTGACAAACAACGAACTAGACCGGCTGTGTGCAGAGGCGCAGGGCTGGGAACGTATCGGACAACTAAACACTGGCGAATGGGTTGGCGAGAAAGTAGCCTCCGGTCTTGCTTGGGACGAGCTGTGTGAAATACCCAATTTCACAACAGACAAAGCACAGGCTACGACGCTGCTGACTAAGCTGCAAGAAAAACATGACGTTTTATTAGAGCATTATAACGATATGCACTATGTTGAGTGTACCAATAAAGCATACGAGAATGTGTTTGAAGGCAAAGACAGTGTTTTTATTGTTGCAATAGTAAAGGCTTTTATACTTTCAAAACAGGAGGCGGGATTGTGAGAAAAATATCTGACTTTAGAAAGGATACACAAACAACGTGTACTTGTTGTGATTTAAAAATTAAACCTTGTCCTCGATGTGGTGAAGATGGGGTAATAATTAGAGGTTACGAAAGTACAGTTTACTGTGACAGTGGTGATTGCGAAATAAACATGGACTTTGGACACTGGTGCGGTACTCAGGATGACAAAGACGCCATACATTTTGTAATTGAAAACTGGAATGAGCGACCACAAAAGCCAGAGGTGTCGTGATGAGTGAATTAAAGCCGTGTCCGTTTTGTGGGTTCATACCTGATATTGAAGATGATGATTGCATATACCCAGTGACACGCGAACGAGACTTGTGGGAGATTCACTGTTACGAGACAGGTGGCGGCTGCAATGCAAGCATCTTAGCCAGAACACCTGAGCTATGTATTGAAAAGTGGAACACACGCACAGACAAAGAGGGTGGGTAACGTGCAGCAAGTTATGGTAATTGAATACCAAGGATATTATATTAAACTTCTATCTACTTACGGTTATAGTATCCATGATGATAGAAATTCTAATAGTCCTGTAACCACTATTATCTTTAAAACAAATGAAAAAGCTAAGAAATATATTGATTATCTTAAGGGTAGTACCCCTGCCCTTAGGAACAAATTTAAAGCCTGCACGGGCTGCCTGACGCCCTGTGATGAGTGTGTTAAGGCCCAGAGTAAGGAGTAATGTATGAGTGATGCGACAAAGGTACCAATGACAGCAACAGAAATAGCAGCGAAGTGGTCTAAAGTTGCGACCAAATTTACTTCTCTTACACTAGAAGACTTTAAAGATATGACTGTCAGTCTAGATGCAGCTGACATGACACCGTCTGTAGAAGCACGGAAAGCAGAGGCTAAAGCCTTACTGCACATTAATAAACTTAAGTGTTTATTAGAAGGATTGGGTGTGACTGATATAGAAGAAGCTATGAAGTTAGATGCAGAGACACTTAAGCGTGTGGGTGAAGCAATGAAACAAGAGTCCGAGGCTCCACAGGTACGGATTAAAGCTGCTCAGGTATGGATTAAAGCTGATCCTGCAACATCATTCGAATTCGATGACCTTGCTAGTAAAACTTTTAAGTCTGCATGGACTACAGAATGGTCAGATAGTGTTTCTACAGCTTTTGCTGGCTCACTTGATAAAACAAAACTAATTAAGTAGGGGGCACCCTGATCCTAGCAGCCTACTGGTGGTGGCTGTGCACAAGGCTATGATGCTTAACTACTTGTTGCCCCTTTGAACATCGGCAAGTAGACATGAGTCAGTTGGGGTGGGTGTGGTAACAATATTCCCCTAAATTGTAGCAAACCAGTATTTAATAATACTCTTCAAATGTTTGAACGCACTCTTCTAACTGCGCTTCATACTTCATACTGTCTATGAAGTTATCCCAAAAGGCTTTGTAGTCCCCTGCAGATAAACATATATGGTCACCTACAATAATAGGCTTAGGCCTAGTAAAGGCTTGTGGGTAATTGACAATAGTACAGCTAATCTTTGGCTTTTCCTCGACCTTTAAAATCTCTACGTCTGGCTTCGATTTCAGAAAACAAGACGTCTGTGCTGTTATAAGCAACACTAGCAGCACGTTTAGGGTCAGTCCTAATAAGCTTCTCCATCCCTTTAAGATCAAATCGTTTCTTCTGTTCATTAGCTTTCTTCTCGCTCTTAATGAAGTCATCTCTCATGTGGGTCATGGCAGTTGTCATGTGCTCTATTCCTGCCCTTAAGGACATAATAGTGTCTGTCTGAACTTGGTTCTTTACTTCTAATGCTGCTTTCTCAGCAATCACATTATAAATAAAATACCCACCAGTACCCAACATGGTTAGTATGACCACGAATATGGCTGCCCTAATCATTCGTTTGCCCCGTCCAGCTTACCCTGTACGTAAGAATACCCACCACCTAATACAGCTATTGCTGTGCCTACCGTAGGGGTTAATAGTTCTAAAGCAGCTAAGGCAAACACCCCAGTCATACCATACATAGTCACTACAAACTTTCTTGATCCATACTTGTTATCCATCATGCCTCTCTTATAGGGGTGCTATCCTCCTATAAACTTATTGAAGGCACTGGATACGGATACCCCTATGCCACTAGATATTAATATGATGCCTAATAGTATACCCTTTCCACGGACTATCTGCGTCTTAAGGCTATCCACTTCAGCCTTCAGCTCTTTGACTTCCGTTGTTAGTAACTCTACAGCTGCAACTAACTTGCCTGCTTCTAAATCATTCATTGAGGACATGTTGGGGACTCCACATTATTGTTCTTAAGGACAGTTTCATATTGTGAAGTATCCTTCACCGTTAAAATACATTGTAGCAGAGCCATAGTCAGCGCTGATAACTTTAGTACTGGCCCCATCTATTTGTACACCAACCTCTAAGCCCGCTGTAGCGGCATAGGTGGTAACAGTGAGCACATCTGTTGTGGTTGTTACATTGATGGCTGCATTAACTACTGCAGAATTCTCAGTCAATGTTAATGCATCAGTGGTCGCTGTTATGCCAGAAACTGCTAGCGTTACTGTCGCTGCATTCTCTGTAATAACTAGAGCATCTGTAGTGGCATTAGCATTAACTTCAGCATTAACAGAAGCCGCTTGTTCTGTGAGTGTTAAAACGTCTGTAGAAGCATTTACACCAACACCTAAAGAAACAGTAGCAGCGTTCTCTGTTAGGGCCAGAACATCTGTAGTAGCGTTAGCATTGGTCTCTGCATTTACTGTAGCAGCGTATTCAGTAAGTACTAAGGCATCAGTAGTTGCATTGACATTAGTATCACCACCAGCGTCAGCTACTGCCGAATCACCATAGGGCAAATCACCATAGGGAGCGTCACCGTATAGCATTTAGACAGGCCAAGTCGGTGTATTGACTACATCATAAGCTTGAATCTCTGGAATAGTTGCCAGTGCGTTAATGGCTTGTCTCGCTGTCCGTCTTGCTGCTCTGATGTCCATAACATTTTGCCAATCAGTGGTTGGAGAACGAGAACTTCCTATAACACTCCTGAACACATCGAAAGACATATCCACTACAAAATCAATAATATCTTCTTCCAGTAAATCAGCATCAGGATAAACAACCACCAGCCTTCTGACATATTCGGCCTTTAGCTCTTTACGCTTTAATCTCTTTTCGTAATTAATCAAGCTGAAATTATCAATGATAGCCTGAATTGCTAACTCGTCTGTGACATCATCGACGCGCCCTGATTGCTGATGTTCCCAGTGAATCACGCCATCTACATTAACCGTTAAATATCCAGCTTTTCTAATTTCCCACTTAACGCCTTTCTTATCTAAATTAGTCAGCATTACCCCTGCCTCAATGTGATTACCGGAATCGAATCTGATGTTCTAACTTCATTTGTTAAGTTGGCTGGATTAGGCATCGCTGCATACGTGTAGTCACCGTAGATTGCACCAAAGTTCTGAACTTGCGATCCTGTAAAATTAAGACCTAAGCATGTGCCACCTATAGAATCATTCGGCATACCTTCAAATACGGGTGCGCCATCCGTTGTAATACCAATAAAGTATTCAGTCTTAGTTAAATCCGCTGAACCTCCATCGAAGGTAAATACCTGAAGTCCTGCAACCCCTACTGCTGTAGAGGTGTCGTGCACCTCCAATAGGTTATGTGGCAAACCGTCCTTAACGTCATATAAACCTAATCGAACATTTCCTGATTGAGTATCAACATCTAAGACAAACGCATCATGAGGGCCGGGATACTCAACCTTGTGTGCTATGTACCAGATTTCTCCATTATCTACCGAGCTTGCTGAACCTGCCGCTTGCTCTGAGTGATACGGGTGCAGGAAGTAAGCACCAGCAAACCCCTGAACGGTCTCTTCTGCTTCCATAGATGAAGAGCCAACCCATACCTCTGCTGACGTTGTGACGGTTAAAGCCGAGCCTGTAGAGCTGTCGTGGAAAGTCTCGCGCACAAAAGTGGACGCTGCAGATAGGTATGCTTTCCCTGTTTCCCATGCTGCGCCATCTCGGATAACGTAAGGAAATCGAATGTCGACAGCGATCTTGCTGTTAATAGTCCCGTAATTAGTAACCGCGCCCCCAAGAGTTAAATTACTAGCCCCGCCAACCGAAACGGATTCTTTTAAGAAATCAGCTATCATATAACACCTATTAAGCTATTGTGAATAAACCTGAGGCATTCCAAGTGACGGTTAGATCACCTGCAGTCATGTCTACTGGGCCACCTAGATCAATAAAACACAGGGCATCTTTACCTGCATCTGTAAAGTTATAGACTATTGCCCAGTAAGCATCCACATCATTGGACGCATCCTGCGCCCATGTTGGATTAGTTCCACTATCAAAGGTCATTGTGCCTGCAGCCTCTGATACGAGAGTAGACAAGGCCCCTAGGGATGTCCCGTTAGCTACATAAGTACCTGCAGCACCTACCTCTGTAAAGT